TTTCAAATTCACCTTTCATTTCATCCAGTGAGCATTCTATTGTATATTTTTTAGTTAATTTTACTCCCTTTCTCTCTAATGCCTCGAGCTTGCGCAAATAAATAATTTTTTCTCTCAATAGTTCTTCGTGTGTAAGTTTGGGTTTGGATGAGGTTGCTATTGAAGGGTCAACCGGTATTTCATTAAATTTTTTATAGCCATCCCACGTTTCATTTTTCTTTTTATCGGACTCTGCTGTAGACGCTCCTACATTTGGTGGGGGGACAGCTTGTTGATTATTGTTATTTTTTTCAGAAATATTGATGCGAATATTTGGCGGACCTTGTGACATTACTTGCTCTCGCGTTTCACCCATTCGTTTTACTGGTCCTCCAAATTCTTTAGTTAATCTTTTATCAATAGATGCTAAATCCTCCATGGCGCTCCCTGATCTTGGTGTCCCACTCTGTTTTTTTTGGTTCATAAACATTTCAATACCTGGACCAAAATTTACTGTTTTTGGTGTGCCAGACATTCGAGGAGAAGAAATCAACTTAAGTGAGCCTCTATCATCTTTGGTTGATACATTTAATTTTGGGGCAGCCATAGGACTTTTAGCACGTCCAATATTAATAATTGTGGGTTTATCTGTCATTATTTATGTTTAAATAAGAACTTTTAATTTTAAGTAAGACGCAATAAAAACTATTTATTTTGATATATAGAATTTAAATACCAGAGACCTTGCAAAAAGGAATCTGCTAAATCATCTTTCTTTTTGTGTGATAAAAAGAAATTCTGCCAGTTACTTATAAGCGTTGTCTCATTTAATTGTTTACGTGTAACTTCAATGCCTATTTTTTTTCTTTGGTTATAAGTTGTTCTTTGTCCTTGTGTTAAAAAGGGTTTAAGTTTATTGGATGCAGAAATTTCCTCGATGATAGGCACACATAATTCTATAAAATGTTGCATTACCATTCCTTGTAGAGTTTTCATCCTATTGGCTAAAGGACCAATTTGATTTTCAACAATAACACGGTCTAAAGATACTTCCTTAAGTATATAATTAAAGCTGGAGCGCATATTTCTACCTAATGTAATTATATTGAAATCTTTTGCTTTGGTTTGGATAATAGGGTCAAAATAATTCTCGTCTACATATTGGCAAATTGCATCAAGATATTCCTTTTTCTTCATTTTCTTACCTTCTTTTAAACCACACTCGGTATATATTTTTTTAAGAGTAGCACATTTCTCTTTCAATAGAAATTTCTTATATATTTTTTTTGGTGGAATCTTTAATTCTTTATTTTTAACATGAATTTTGCAGTAATAAATATTGTTTTTTGTATAACGTGGTGTTCGTGTGCACGGGGTTTTTTTTGAATTTAGCCCACAGCATTTATTTATTTTGTCATTGCATAAATTGATAACTCCCCATTTTTCTATTTTATATTTTATATTATTTTCACAATCAAATAAACAAAACGCCAAGTGCTTTATACCCACGTCAATGCTTAATATTCTCATATTTATGTAAATATGGAAATATTCTAATATGATTTTCTCGAATCATTTAAAAGATATTGTTGTTGCGTCAAAATAGGAGCAATCTGACGACTTTCGAGAGCAAATCTCGATAAATATAAATTTTTAAGATTTGAATTTTCATATCCATAAGGTTGTCCACCACTGGTGCAGGATTTGTAAAGATATTTAGATCTTGGTGTAAAGGGAATTTGATTATATTGTTCCCAGCATGCGCAGCAATCATCGCACGCCATTTTTTGATTTTGCTTAATAATATTATCAGCATTTTGTGTCAAATAGCGACGGTATTCATAATTTGTTGTAATACCATTATTCTTTTGTATATCTTCATTTACCTTGCACGCGGGTATCCACGTAGCAAAATTCCGCCCATCACTCATCAATGGTGGTGAGTCGAAATGAATATTATTAGAAGCTCCATAGCAAGTGCCCCAGCTCATTTATATTAATAGAATATAAAAAATTAATTGGTTAATATATCTACCAATCCTTGTTTTCTTAATTTATTATACCCCGTAATTCCATTTTTTGAGGCAATTCTTTTCAATTCAACCACAGTCATCTTTGCATAATCAGGTGTTTCTTCAACAACGTGTGAAAATTCTGCTTCTTCTTCTGCTTCTGCTTCTTCTGCTTCTTCTGCTTCTTCTTCAACGCTTTCATCATCATCGTCTAAGGATCCCATATCATCCAAGTCTTTTTTTTCTTCTAAATTAATGGGGGCTTGTGAATCAGTTTCTAATGTCACAGATATTTGTTTTATCTCTTCATTAAGATTTATATTTTGCACACCTGTATTTTGTTGATTCACATGAATACTATTAGTATCGTCATCGCTATCACTGCTACAATCAGTGTCTGTATATTCATCATCCGATACTTCTATTTTATTTTGTTCAGGAACAGATGGTATATTTAATGGTGAGCCTGATACCACTCTATTTCCCATTGGTTGATGTATGCGCATCGGGGGGTTTTGCTGGGTTTTTGCATGATTTTGTACCAATTGAAATATTGTATTTACCTTATGTTCCATTACTTTAAATCGATGTCTAAAGTACATAAAAAGGGTTGCTGCCGTTAAAATAGTAATTCCTAAACTAAGAAATAATTCACGATTCATATTTTATAACTTATATACATTAATTTTAAATGGAAATAACGAACAAGTATTAAATTAAAGCGAGCGTATTGTTTCTTCTGTCATTTTTAATATTTTCTCGGGATAATTAAGTTTTCTTAAAACACAAATACCACCCTTTATATTAGATATTCCATCAATAATTTTATAAGAATAATTCGAAACATTATTAATAATCTTAGTTTCCATTTGAATATTTTTAATGTTTGATTTTTCATCAAGCATATTGCATAATTGCATAAAATGTGTGGTTAGGAGAAATGTTATATTTTTTCTTTCTGAAATATAATTCAAGTAAGAATAAGCACTACTCACAGCTTCATAATGATTCGTCCCCGAGTATAATTCATCAAAAATACATAAATGCTTTTCCTTGGGATGATCCTCGATGAATGTTAATATTTCTTTACAACGTCTCGCTTCTGCTTGAAATAAACTGTCACGAGCACTTGTATCAGGTATATTCAAATAACAGTGAAAAAAGTTATATGGACGTATATTTGCTTTGTCATAAAATCCTTTCCCGACCTGCTGTGAAAATAATACATTTAATAATATAGTCTTCAAAAGTGTCGTCTTTCCAGCAGCATTTGGACCCGTGACAATTATATTTTTTTTCATTGAAATACTATTTTTCACTGGAGAAATTCCCGCCAATGGTGGATAAAAAGTATTTGTAAGAGAACTGGTCTTTCTTTTAAATTTTGCATTGTTAATATGTGTATTTGTATGAAGCCCCACAATAGTATCCCAATAACCATTAAACTTAAAAGTATATTCAAAGACATCAGCGATACGTTTATTGCTATGTATTAAATAGAATTGCTTCATTGTTGTGCCTATATTCATAATCCCTTTCGATGACAAAACAGGTTTAAAATGCCAATTATTTTTTAATTTACATAATTCATCTTTATATGCCCCTATATCCAATAAAAATGACTGGTAAGTTTCCAACCCCTTTACCTTTGTTATTACAATATTCATTTTATCAACCGTATAATGAATATACTTTTTAATCGTCGCAAAATACTCATCGATTTTCCTTGTGTTTACATAAAAATGATAACACGTAATGATATTTTGATATATATTAAAGATATACATCCCAAATGAAATTAATATGTATGAACGTTTATCCCATGATACAAAATTAAATTCTGTGAAAAGTCTACCTATTGAATGATTTCTAATTTGTTGCAGTAATATATTTTTATATGTGGACATAGTTATGGGCACCTTCATTATTTTTAACAGAAAAAAAGGAACCAAAAGCATTACCAGAGGTAGAAGTAAATTAAATAGTGGAGAGATAAGATTATACAAGCTCATAAAACTTAAAAAAGGGACATATTCATTCAACCATTTTATTCTATCCCATTCAACATATTGGTATTTTTCTAAAAAATTATCCTCGTTTTTAACCTTATCCCATATATCCACCATTTTCTCTGTATTTTGTTTGTCTATTCCCTCTTGACCCAAAGAATCATAGAATTTTTGCGAATCTTTGAGGAATTTTCGATTGGGAGTATAATATTGACTCCACTGTTCTAATATATTCTTTCCAAGAGTAGTGGTGGGACATAATAGATGCTCGTACATTCCTTTGCTTTCACCTTCTAATAGCTCTAAATCTGTATATAAATTATCAAAAATTTTTTTTTTGTCCGGACAATATTCAATAGGTAGGCGAAAAGGCATTATATTAAAAATAAGAAAGAAAGAGGCGGGTCTCAACGAATTAAATCTTTATAATTTACGGGAAATTCCTTAACTTGAGTAGAATAGAACTCCTCAATCTCTTTCATTTTTTGTACATCCCGGCGAGTAATAAAGTTTATCCCTACACCCTTTCTCCCCCAACGCCCAGATCGTCCAATTCTATGCAAATAAGTATGGACATTTTTGGGAATATCAAAATTAATAACAATGCTCACTTGCTGAATATCAATCCCACGAGCGATTAAATCTGTCGCGATTAACACACGACAACCACCACTTTTAAATGTTTCATAAATTGCTTTTCTCTCTGACTCATCTAAACTCCCGTGCAGACGTTCAACGGGAAACTCATCGTGTTTCATAGCTTCATAGAGATCGTCAACTCGTCTAATACTATTACAATAAATAATTGCTTGAGAAACTGAAAGGGTGCCAAATAAATCCTTCAAAGTTGTATATTTATGTTCATCGTTCTCAAGATTTACAAAAAATTGCTGAATCCCCTGCAGCGTCAGCATTTCTTTTTTAATTAAAATTTTAACTGGATGGCGTAAAAATTTGGTCGTAAGAGTGTTTAACTCTGCCGGCATAGTTGCACTAAATAATCCAATTTGAATATCATTATTCATAAACTGAAAAATTTTATAAATTTGGTCTTTGAAACCATGCGATAGTAATTCATCCGCTTCATCTAATACCATTAAACTAATTTTTTTTGTGCTAAGATACTTACGACGAATCATATCATGGACGCGACCCGGACAACCAATGATAATCTGTGGACGATTTCTTTCTAACTTTTCTCTATCTTCCTCTGTAGATGTACCACCAACCAATAATTGATGACGCATTCCCATTTGATTACCAAGCGCCGCCACTACACTAAAAATCTGCCGCGCTAATTCCCTCGTATGCGCTAATACTAAAATTTGAGCTTCATCCAATTTCTCATCGAGAATTTGTAAAGATCCTACAACAAAGGCGCCCGTTTTACCCGTTCCCGACTGAGCTTGTGCTATTACATCTCGCCGTTTTATTAAAGGGATAATTGCCTTTTTTTGAATGGGGCTCGGGTTTTCAAAACCATAAGCATATATCCCTCTCAATAAATTGGTCTTTAACGGAATAACCTCTTCGTCATCCCAAGAATTAAAAGTCATTTCTTCCTCGTTTGTTTGCACTTCCACTTGATTATTGTCTGTGAATAAAGACATGTTAGATTGGTATGGTAATCTATTTTTATATCCATTTAGAGAAAATGTAATTATATACATAAATGGTGACACTTGCGGATAGACAGTATACACTTAATGCTTTTCAAAAAATAAGAGAAGAGTGGAAAGAGGATATTTCCATAGATATTCGGACAAAAATAGATTTTCTCGCTTCTAAGGTGGGTGCGCCAACATATAGTAAGACGCCAAATTTTAAGAAGGGACGACGAGGTCGTCCTAAATGCTCTTCTGCTAATTGGGAGATCATTAGAAATTTTAAATCAACGACAATTATAAAGGAGACCGAGGGTATAGGAAAAATTATTGATGATGTAATTTTATTGTTGAATAAAATAACAAAGCATAACTATGCTAAAATGTCTAAAAAAATAGTGGAAATTATGAAAAAAATAGATAGCAAAGACGAAGAAAATTTATTAAAATTGGGAGGCGCTATTTTTTTGATTGGTAGTTCTAATGAATTTTATAGTAAATTATATTCGATGGTGTATAGAGATCTTATTCAACAATTCTCTTTTATGAGCAATATTTGTATGAAAAATTTATCTACTTTTATGGTATTGTTTGAAACTATTGAATATATTCCGGCTGAAGAAGATTATGATAAATTTTGTTCTATTAATAAAGATAATGAAAAAAGGCGTGCTTTGTCGTGTTTTTTTGCAAATATGATGCTTATAAATATTATTGATAAAAATCTTATATTCGATTTGCTTATTAATTTAATAAATAAACAAAAGAATTACTTTAATGATATTAGTAAAAAAAAAGTTATTGATGAAATTTCGGAAAATATATTTATACTTATCAAATTAGGGAAGAAACATTTTTTTGGGAATATAAAATGGGCGGAGGTGTATGATTATATTAATAAAATATCCTCGGCAACGACTTCCTTATATCCCGCATTATCGAACAAAACAATTTTTAAATTTATGGATATAATGGAAATGATTTAAAATATGAGTTATATATAAATAATATGCATACCCGCCCTCTTGAAGATAATATATCTTTCTCTTTGATAGAAGATATCTCAACTCAACCATCATCACGCGTCACTTATGACGATCTGTTACGTGAAGTTGATCTATTGGAGATGACTACGGTACCAAATATGGATGACTATATGGCAAATGAAATTAATTATTCTACAAATTATACGAAGAAAGAGTTAGATCGTATTGCAGATTATTATGAAATATCTAAACGTAAAAAAAGGAAGGATGATATAATTCAAGATATTGTCATATTCGAACAAGATCCAGAAAATATTGAATTGGTATTTCGCCGAAAGAAATTATGGGCATATATGAAGGAAATTAAAGATGATAAATACTTAAGGAAATTTTTAATATTTAATTAAATATATGGTGTTATCTCGTTTAAATAACACAATAGACTATCCTGATATGCAAAAAGTTGATGAAGAAGATATAGATTTTAATTCAGCGCTCTACATTATTGATATTAACGAAATAGACATAATAATTGCTTTAGGTAATATAAGGTACTCATTTGTTACAAAGGGTGTCTTATATGTACCCATGTATATGGTTGTAAAGGATCGTGTGGTTTCTCAATTGGGGGTGTTTGAATGCTTAAATAGTGATTATACCAAATTATTAGATGATGACAATGATATTGATCTTAATTTATTAGATCGCCCTTTGTTATATTCCTTTGCAACAAAAGAATATATAACATCGTTACAGGGTAAAGAAAAAGCGGAGGAGGAAGTGGATGAAGAGGTGGAGGAGGAGGGGGAGGAGGAGGAAGCGGAGGAGGAGGCGGAGGAGGCGGAGGAGGCGGAGGAGGCGGAGGAGGCGGAGGAGGCGGAGGAGGCGGAGGAGGAAGCGGATGAAGAGGCGGGCGAAGAGGAGGGGGAAGCATTGAACGAAAAATCAGTAGATGAAAATAATGAAATGTCGAAAGAAAATTGGGTGTCTACATTTCTTGATAATGGCAACTATAATGTTGTAGATAATGAGGGTGGCGGGGACTGTCTTTTCGCTTCCATCCGCGATGCCTTTGAAACAACGAAAAGCCCCCATTCAGTAGGTAAACAGCGGGCACTCCTTACAGCAGAGGTAACACAAGAAACATATGATAATTATAAGACCATTTACAATGATCTATTGCAAGAATTAGAAAATAAAAATAAGGAAATAAAGGCGGTCAAGAAGAAATTTAACAAAGTAAAGAAATTGCATAAAAAGAATATTTCGGATAAAGATAAGGGTACGAAATATTCGAATATGGCGGGAGATTTGCGCAAAAAATTTGCTACATTAAAAACAGAGAGAAATAACACAAAACGTATTATTGAGGATGAATTTAAAATGATGAAAGGGTTAAATACCTTGGGGGATTTCAAAAAGTTAATTCAAACCTGTGAATTTTGGGGAGATATATGGGCTATCTCTACCCTTGAAAGAATATTAAATATAAAATTAATTATTCTTTCAAGTCATAAATATCATAAAAATGATTTGAAGAATGTTTTACAATGTGGAGAATTAGCTGAGGCAGCCTTTCATCCTCGTTATTACATTATTCTGGATTATACGGGAAATCATTATAAATTAATTACATACAAGGACCGACGAATATTTACATTTAAAGAATTACCATATGGACTGGTGAAACTTATTTCCAAAACTTGTATGGGCGGTGAGGGAGTTTTTGATAAGATTTCCGCATTCAAAAAATTCAAGAATGGGGAGGAGGACTCCACCTAATGCTAATTAGAAAATATATCTAAGCAATATGTATATACTATATAATGCAATTTTCACAAAACTCGAGAATGTTTATGAATTTTTTTTTGAATGATATAGATACATATTTGAAAAAACCGACTGCATTAGAACAACGAAGACAAGATATTATTATTAAAAATATATATACAGACTTGTATAATTCTGATACTTATGTTAAAATGTTAATGAAACAGCGGCGATTTAAGAGACAAAAAAAATACATTAATGACCATCATAAAGTACCGTCGCCATCTTTATTAACGAGTACGTATGTTCCACAGGCGATAAAACAATACATAGAACACAACTCAAAGGAATATATTCATTATTCTTGTAGAATATTTAATCGATCTATTAGTATTTATATTATTGTTTTTAAAAAGGTTAGTATGGAGGATATGAAGCATTATGATCTTATGGTTCAACAGATGTTGACGTGGTTGCGCATAGCGTTCTTGTACTCATCACAATATTGTGGTAAAAATTTAAAAATTTACTTATATTATACTTCTTTTACGAAAAATATCCCCACTAATTTTATGGATGTTCTTGGTGTTGAACATTGCAATTCGGCAGTTACAACCAGTTGTGCGTTAGATGGTGTTATTGTCATTTATCGAAAAGAGGAGTGGTTTAAGGTATTTATTCATGAAAGCTTTCATTCATTGGGGTTGGATTTCTCTAATTTTCCCTGTAAAAAATTAAATGCACGATTATTAGAACTTTTTCCTATTAATAGTGAAATGAATGTTTTCGAAGCATATAGCGAATTTTGGGCAACAATTATTAATTGTTTATTTTGTGCGTATAATTTATTAGATAATAAATTAAATGATAAAGATTTTCTTTTATATGCTGATTTTTGCATTCAATTTGAAAGAATATTTAGTCTTTTTCAGATGGTTAAAGTGTTAAATATTATGGGTATAACATATAAACATTTATTTGACAAAAATGAAATAGGTAGTGTGGCAAGACGTTATCTATATAAAGAAAATACAAATGTTTTTTCTTATTACATAATCAAGTGTATATTATTATATAATTATGTTGATTTTTTGCAGTGGTGCGACACAAATAACATTAATACTCTTCGCTTTGATAAGCACGATAATAATTTAAATAAATTATATTCTTTTATTCACTCTCATTACAAGAATCCTTTATTTTTAAAGGATTATAGAAAAATGCATTTATTTTTCCTTCGTAATAAACAAAAAAAGGAATATAGTCCACTCTATAAAACAATGCGTATGACTATTTGCGAATTAGATTAATTTCTTTCTATTATGTATAATGGTCAAAACAAGAAAAATGGGTAGGCGGAGGAGACGATGCGACAGGGGGGGCGACTGGAAGCGGCGGGTAGAGGCGCCTTTTAAGTGGAGTTGGCGCCACGCACTTATTCCTAATTATCTCACTGGTAAATTTACTAAAAAGGGTCCTAATCTTAAAGAATCGGTGAATGAAGTTTTTACATGGAAGGGTATTTATAATAAGGGTGCCAAGGGTTCCAAGGGTACCAAGGGCGCCAAGGGTGGGTGGCGGCGCCGGCGAACGCGCCGGCGTACACGGCGGCGTGGGAAACGTCACCGCAAGCGCTGTACGCGCCGCAAGTTTCGCAGAAACCATCGCCGTCGCCGGCGGAGGGGGAGGCGGAGCGGGCGGCGGCGGCGCACTTTGCGCGGAGGGCTACCTAGTCCGACGTCGATGCTGAAGTATGTTGGTGGAAAACCCAGTGGATGTCCGCCACTAAACGGTCTTTGGTCCGCAGGGATAGATTCAGCGAAGCCTTGCAGTCTTCTGTAATAAAATTGATTTAAAATAATTAATATTTCTTATTTCAAATCAAAAAAATGGGTATCCCCAGTCTTAATTATTATTTACGCATCACATGTCCGGAAGCTATAAAAACAACTCATCTATCGCATTTTAAAGGTAAAAGATTAGTAATCGATACATCCATCTATCTTTATAAATTCAAAGGCAATGGTACAATTACTGAAAATATGTATATTATGTGTAGTCTATTTAAAAAATATGGTATTATTCCCATTTTCATTTTTGATGGAGCGCCACCTCGCGAAAAATATGAGACCATTAAACAACGCAGTCTTAAAAAATATCAAGCAGAGGAGGAATATCTCGTAATGAAGGAACAATTACAGAATATTATATCTAAACAAAAAAGAAGCGCTATTATGATTAAAATGAAATTGTTAGAAAAAAAGTTTATAAGAGTGAAAAATAAAGATATTCGTAATGTTAAACTATTTTTGAAAGCTTATGGGATTGATTATATACTTGCAGAGGGAGAAGCAGATATTTTATGTGCAAAAATGGTCATAGACGGAAAAGCTGATGCTTGTTTAAGTGACGATATGGATCTTTTTGTGCACGGATGTCCCTATGTATTGAGATATCTGAATTTAACAAAAAAAACCGTGTCGTCTTATCATTTGAAAACTATTCTTGAAAAGATGGATATTTCAATAGTAGATTTTAGACGGTTATGTATTTTAACAGGCACAGATTATTCAATTAAAAATAATAGAAAAACATTTTGCTATTATTATAAATTATATAAAAGATTCAAAGCAACCAAAGAAATAGATTTTACTATGTGGCTCAGTAACAATAATATACTCATAGATACAGAGGTTAAAAAACTAAAATCCGTTGAATTACTATTCGATATAAATAGTATTCAAATTCCAGAGGGTGTTATAAATACTAATATTGATAGCACCGCTTTACAGAATATACTGGAGTGTGATCAATTCATATTTGCCCCAATGTGAGTTGGGGTGGAAGTCTAATAATCGCGGATGGGCGTTTTAATTTAAATCCTTTCCCCCCACAACATATAGTCATCCTGTCACTACCCCAATGTCGAGAAATTTGATCACTATAAATTTTTTTAAATATATTTCCAAATATAATATGAGAGAAATGTATATTACCGTCTTGCCGCCTCCTTCTATAATGTAGATAACGATTTTCAACATACTGATAAAAAGGTGTGGTTTGGCAATGTTTTTTACATATATGTTTACATCCTATCTGTATTATATCACACGGTTCTGGTAAGGGCGCGTTAATGCATTTGCGTAACCCCTTGCTCACACATAGCAAAACGTGTATTTCATCTCTTTTATAATACCCCAGATCGCATGTTTTCCGCGCCAAACAAGGCAAAATATATTCTGTAATTAGTACTGTGAGATCATTATATTCATATAACTGCAACATTTAATTACTTTATATGAATAGATATTTTTAGATTCAATTTAAGAACTCTTTGCCACCGCTTCTGCCACCGCCGCCGCCACTGCTGCGGCGGCAGCCAATGCCTTCGTGGCAGAAGCCTTCGCAAAATGCGGGCTCATATAACGCTGAAGATTGAAATAAGTAAGCTCGTCACTCTTCTGGAGCTTAAGGAGCTTGCGAAGCTTGGTATCCGCGAGAATACGGCGACCATTCTTCGGGTCCTGGAGATTATGGGCGCGGATATAGGCATTAATCTCGCGAGTCACTTGAGTACGCGCCATCTCAGTACCCCAATCCTTCCCAAGGAAAGCAGCAAGCTCCTTGCTAATACGAGTTGGCTTCACAAAGCCACTGGGCGCACGAGTTCCCGACTTAGACGAACGCTTACGGCTCGCCTTCTGAGCAGCGCGAAGCTCACGATCGGCACGCTTAGCCAAAACACGGACCTGCCCAGTAATATGGGTCAACTGACTACGAAGACTCGTCAACTGTCCAAGAACATGCACAAAGGCATCCGCCAGAGTTGACTCATCCTTCGCCGGTGTCGCCTTAGCTGACGCCTTAGCCGGCGTCGCCTTGGACACTGTCTTAACGAGCGCCTTAGTGGGAGCTGGTGGAGCAGCAGTAGGAGCAAGAGAGGGGGTGGGAGCGGTGGTGGTTTTCTTCGCCTTAGAGGCGCGCGGTTTGCGGGTAGATTTCTTAGCTTTTGAGACCATTATACCATTCAGTATTAATATTCTTTTAAGTATTTTTAATGCAAATATATTTAAAAGTGGACAGCGGAGTTATAAAGTTCTGGGCGTGCTTCAGCCGCGTCTTTACTTACTAATGTGAGAGCGGTTAATATAAATAATGCGCCTAATATTTTTGAATCACGATTTACGCCCTTTGTTACCAAATTGTCCATTATTTTTAGTATATTATGTTTTAATTTGGTAATAGATGGTTCTGTTTGCAATATATTAAATCCTATAAAAGGATTTCCATTCGGTGGGCAAATATTTCTTTTGACCAAAGATGATAAATTAGCTCTATAAACCCATATATCTATTAATTCGCGCATAAACTTTAATAAATGTAAGCTATTTAATGATAACAACCATTCAGCATTACTATGATTTCCTAAATTATCTATTTTTTGAAAAACCGATATGGCGAAAAGCTCAACCTGTTTTTCTTTTGAAAGACCTTTATATGTATCTTCGATTTCAATATTAATATTGTCTCCAAAAAGTTTCGATAGCTTAAGCAAACGCTTAATTTTATTCTTAAAATCTGTTGGAAAAGATTTTTGTGTATAAGGATTTACACAGAGTGCTCTTTTATGTTTAAATAAATTATGGAGGGAGCAAATATCAAAACCAAAAATATATCCTTCTTTATCTGCGTAGGTTATAAATTGTACCTGTGGAATTGTTTCTAATTTTTCTAATGTTATAAAGTCTGTTTCATTGACACATTTATCTCGTTTTATGAATGCTGGTCCCCGAAGTTGATAATACTTCCGATAAAGATAACCCCTGACAATTTTCTGAATAGTACAAGCATATTTTGAATATTTCAAAAAATTATACAGTATAAATAAAAGATAGGGTTTATTGCCAGATCGCTTTTGATTATAAAAGCGCGCCATTACTCGTAATTGTCGACAGTTAAAGTTAAGTTGAAGTAATTTATCGTGTTCTCCGTATTCTAAGATGATAAAATTCTCATTTGAAACTTTTAAGCGCGTTTTTTTATATGCGGGGAGAGGATTATATACATTTTTTTTAAGAAACCGCGAAGGGGTAATCTTCATATTCATATATATATGCACAGATAAATTGTTAAATTCTTTTTAATTATTTTATTAACATTTATCTGCAATTAGCGTCTTAGGTTTTCAAAAAAAATTGATCTAAAGATAACATAGAATTGTAAACTATATCATGTCTACTTCTCAAGAACTCATCACTAAAACCAAGAACTTCAACCCATCCAACCTTACTTATGGCAAGCCGCGGCTTGGTTCTAAGGGGGGCAAGACGATCCCCGTTCTTATGAATGGTAATAAGCTTGTTCTTCAATTTCCTCTTATTATGACTTGGGGTGTTAATGAATGGGATTCCGATGATTCAGACCGTAAGAAATATGATTTGAATTTGCAATTTGGCGAGCGTTCTAAGGATCCCGCTACCTCAGAGGGATATTTCTATAAGTCTCTTAAGGAGTTCCAGGAAAAGGTGCTCTCTGATTCTGTTACTAACTCGAGGGAGTGGTTTGGTAAGTCTAAGATGAGTAAGGAGGTTGCTGAAGCCCTTATGTATCCTATTCTTAAGCATCCTAAGAATAAGGCGACGGGGGAACCTGATCTTTCGCGCTTTCCCACTATTAAGCTGAAGATTCCTTGTTGGGACGACGTGTTTAAGGTGGAATTGTATGATATGAATAAGAAGCCATTGTTTACTCCTCGTATGGATACTCCCGTGGGTACACCGATGGAGGTTGTCCAAGGGCGTGCGCATCTCAAGGGTCTTCTTGAATGCACTGGTGTTTGGCACGCAGGTGGAAAGTTTGGTGTTACCTTCAAGCTTCTGCAAGCGCAGGTGCGCCCACCGGTTCGCATTCAGGGATTCTGTATTATGGATGATTCTGATGATGAAGATGTCGAGAATGCAGTTGTTGCAGAAGAGCAGCAGGATCCCGCATTTGCGACTGCACCAGCATTCTCCTCGGATGAGGAACCGGCTCCCAAGCCAAAGAAGAAGGTCAAGAAGAAGGTTGTCCGTAAGAAAACTTAACCATATTTATTAAACTTAAATGAATTTCAACATATATATTTCCACGTTTTTTAATATTATACATATTATCATCATCCACACACGCTATCCCCCGTCCATAGAATATATACACCTGCCTTGGAAGAATTTTTAACTCTTTTGCAGGGATTTCAAAAACTTTCCCGCCCAGTGTAAATGTTAGCTTTTGCGCCTGGAGTACCTTTCCAATTTCTTCGTGATGAATATAATATAAATTATTTTCATTATCCATAGTAATCCCTTTTTTTAATTCAGGAATACATTTTACAACCATATCTCTCCCTGAGGCATCATACCATAATTCATTATGCCATAAAGGAATATAAAAGATTTTATCCCCCATTTCTAATTTATAAATAGTGTCAGACATCATATCTTCCAAATGCGGATTTAAAATAACAATATTATCCATTGACATTTTTCTCTCGATGGTTGCTTTCATCTTAGCAAGTATTTCATCGGAAACAGAAAATATATCTTTATGTTCACTTAAAAAATCATAGACCTCCACTCCACGCACCTTATGTAATTTCTCAAATACTTTTAATGATATCTCTTTGTAATTAAGTAAGGAGTGTAATGTTGTATTAATAAATATATTTTCCCATTTATTTTCTGAATGCATAAACTTCACACATTTTTTAATCAAGTCCTTAAAATTGCTTGGAAATACTTCCTTTGATAGATTCTTTTTATCTCTCAAAAATTGGTATGCTGCACCCACCTGTTTAAAAATATCTGTTGATTTATCATCATTGTTTTTATCCGGATGATATAAAAGTGCTTTCTTATAATATGCCTTTTTTAATGCACGTTCATCAAAATTAGCAGGGAGTTCCAATATCTTTATTGCCTCATCAAAATTCATGAATGGTCTTACATAAATAAATGATAAAATTCTCTAAATGGTAAATAGGGCGATAATTATTATTAAAATATTTCAAAAATGGATAGAGCTTTATAAGTATCTTAAATAATTTGTCTTTTGATAACTGATTTGATTTTATAAAGTGGGTTAAAATATACCATATACTTTCTGGCATATCTATATCATAAATAAATAATTCATAGAGTGTCTCACGTAATACGAGGAAATTAAGATCCTTGTAATTATTTATTATATTAATAATTTTATCGCAAATAAATTTATGCATAGTATTTAAATCATCCAATTTTAAGGATAGATTTTTAATATTTATAATACTCGATAACTTTGTATTTTGTATTGATTTACCAATACATTTTTCATAGGCACGTTTTGAGGGACGCCGTAAAGATAACACGACGGACCTATTAATAATATTAAATGGGATTAAACCAGAATGTTCGGTGATTAATATATATATAAGTTTTACATTAAGATGCGATAATGATTGCATATAACTATAAAAAACATCCAATAACTCGCTATGTATATTATGAAAATTTTTACAAATAATTATCCCGGTTGAATTGGGTCGCGTGGAAACAATATCCAAAATATGCGTATATATATTATACCATAGAACCTTTGCATTACAACCCAATAGAGATAAATCCACTTCAAAATGAATATCACTTATTTTAATATTATATGTATTTTTCCCATACCTAATATTTAATTTTCTTTCATACTTTAAATCTGTCGCACTATATTTGCGAATGCCAAAAAGAGCTTGACTATACTTTCCAACTCCTGCCGGACCATACAAAATCATATTTTGTAAGTCGGCTATATCGTCTGGAAATGATTTTTTCAAATGGGGATGCAAATTATATTTATCTACACTTTTAATGTAATCCTCACAATGTGTATCCAAAAATTTCATTATTATCTATATGGATCTAATCTTTATTTAAATAAATCTATAATTATAATTATAATTATGGATGATAAATATCAACAAATTATTATAAAATTAGATGAAAACTATCAAAAATACCCGAATATTATTAAAATGTGGCAAGTATACTTGCAAATAAAAAAGCAGCGATTTATAGATGATTTACAAAAATGTGAACAGATGCTACATAAAATTGACCACCAAGGCGATGATATATGCCCAGAGTCAATACTCGCCCTCTACATATTGAGTCGGTGTGAGTCTTCATAAATTTATTACCAGTAAATACTTAAAACTTTATTATATTAATAAATTATCTATGTTTTTAGCTATTAAGCCGCCACAATTTAATATACATCATATTATGCTTTCTGAAAAAACAAAAAATAATGTCATGGAAGGAGGAGATTTTTTCAGATTATATTATTCAGATACCATCTGTAATTCAAACGGACTCTTCATATATTTTAATTTCAAAAATGTTATTATTGATAAATATTTCAATAAAATAAAATGTATTTTTGAAGAAAATATAAATAAAGAGGTCATCCAACAATTGAAACAGATCGAAAAACAAATTATTAATTATTCACAAATTAAACAAAAAGACCCCATATTTCGCATTGAGGAACAGTTAAACCATAATTTTATCAAGATATTCACAGAGAATAACATTGAATATGGGAAAAATAAAAATATAAATATAGTATTAAAAATTTCTGGGATTTGGAATAATTACAACTCTTGTGGACTTACCTTTAGATTTTATATCGTCAACCATCTGTTAAATATCGTGTAATAACTGTATATAACAATCCTATAAATAAACACCCTAAGGTACCCAAAGCAACAAATCCGGGCATTAATGCTTTCTCTATCATTTTCATAAGATCTGAAGGATGTTCGGCACCTCTCAACACTTTAGATGTGTAAAGATACAATAAAATCATTTCTGTTACAAATATCGTGAAGGTTGCATTATTATATGTTTTTAAAATCGGTGGCAAATTACCTGAAGCATCTTTATCTTCCATTGCACTTTCATGCTTACGAAATATTAAAAATAGAGTCACACCTTGCGCCATAACAAACAGCGTAGGGACTATATGACCCCCAATCAATAAACTTAACTTTAACATATCCTTAGCACGATTTCCAGTAAACTTACCCCTATATTCCCACGAGAGAGCCTCCTGTATCAAAAATGAATATAAAAGACCAGTAAGAAAATATAAAGCATAGGTTGTTTTTTGAGCACCTTTAAATGGTACAAAAAATATAAAAGCCCCAATTATAGAGAGAATACCTCCTATTTTTACTGAAAAATTATTTGCTTTTGTCATATATATTATTTACTTATTTTATATTTCGCCCCATGACGGCAGATATTATTTCTAAATAACTTAATATTATTATTTAGGGATCATTGTAGTAAAATAAAATATCCTTTTTTTATATTATGAGTCAATTTATCCTCAATCAAGCACATCCAATTATACCAAGAGAACAAAATTATGTCCTTGATAGAAAAATTATCAGCATTCACTCCACAGATCGTGATATTTCTAAATGGCCAAAAGCCAATCATTTTTCAATAGATCTTCCTGCAGATATTACAAATGTCCAATCTATGCGTCTGGTAGAAATACAACTCCCAAATAGTCACTATGTATTTACCAACGCGTACCAAAATACTAAACTGAAATTTAAATTACACGGTATTAAAAAAAAATCCCATACAATTATCATTTCCGAAGGAAGTTATACCGCAGAAGAGCTTGCTATTGAAATCGCGACAAAGATGAACCAAGCCATCGCCGTGGCGACGAATAACCCCTACAATTCTTTTGTATGCGCATATAATTCTGTTACAAATACTTTTTGGTTTGGTAATAATGCCTCGGACGCGCTCAAACCTAACTTTACTTTGCTGTTTGGTGAACATATTCCCTATGATATTCCTTGTGGGCAACCAGATGTTTGGGATCATTATTCCCAATGGGGTCTCCCTGCTTATTTAGGTTATTGTAAAAAATCATACCCAAGCTCTGTAAGAGATGCTTCAGCAGAATATCATGATCTATCCGGTGGATTTGGATTTGATTATGCATGCACAAAATGGTTAATACCCACGACTGGGACACCAGTTCATGTTGTTGACATATCTGGTGGCACCGATGCATCAGGGGGAAATTGTTGTCAATTAGATATTTATGGAGAGAAAGCTATATATATGGAAATAGAAAAATATAATTCGATAGATGAGCTCGAACCTTGGTCAGAACATACTTCGGGGATGTTCAATAATGATTATGCAGGAAAAGTAGATTGTGCATTCGCTAAAATACCTATAGGATTAGCAAATGCTTTCTCTCTTTTGGGCGATAGCAAGCAATTTTATCTAATGAACTCCACAGTGTTTTCGCCCCCTATTGAAAGAATTAAACGACTTCGGTTTACTTTTCGTTTTCACGATGGGCGTCGTGTTGAGTTTAAGTGTGTGCCTTTCAACTTTTCTCTCGAAATTAATATGTTGCGCGATGAACAACTTCGCGCGATGAACGTCCGAATACCCGTTTCCTTCATAAGTTAACCTATATCTGATATATTTCTTGTACCCAAGCCAACAAATCACCCTTTTCACAATGCACAGGATTCAATTCAAAACCCTTCAACTTCAAAAATTTAGGTTTCTTCATAGCACTGTTTTTATAAAACAGATAGGGACCCCACTTTCCCTTCCGCAGAGATAAATCATCTCTCAATATACGGATTACATTTGGGTTCCCAGATTGCTCACCCGAGAGAACACCCACAACATCCGATAGTTCTATTCGCCCCATCTTCTTTTTCAAATGTTTCACTGAATAGTTCTTAGATCCACAAGTAACATATAACCCATATTTACCCTTCCTTAATATAACCTTATTATCCTTGTATTTACCCAATTCCTTTCCAGAAGTGGTGGTGTCAGAAATCTCCTGTAAAGTATATTTGCCTGCACACAATTTTGTCATATCCAAACCCTTCTTCACCGAGAGAAAGGTGGTCTCGCCATCCTTATCACATCTTATTACAGGTCCATATTTACCTATTATATAGGTATGATATTGATCAACACGAATACTCTCTCGATGATCTTTTGCAATTTTCCCCGAGAGAATATTAATCCCCCCATTGCACTCAAGACATAACGTATGCCATATCTTTTTCCCCTTAGCAATACTATCAAGACACGTTTCCATCCTTTTCGTATATTCATATTTAAATAAAGGGTTAAAATTCTTTAAAAGAAATTCCAATACTAATACACCTGTCGGTTGAATGACCAACTTATTTCTCTCGGCACCAAATATTCTATCCGTCTCTATTTCTTCCAATTCATCACCCTTCAACTCAAAATCCACACACTTTATGGACCGACCTGGGACATCTTCTTTATGCACATATTTACGATCCTGTATCTTTGATATCAAACTGGAAAAGGTAGACGGGCGACCAATACCTTTATCCTCAAGCATCTTAACAAGACGCGCTTCTGTGTAGTGAGTTTTTAAATCTTTCAGTTTTAGCTGAGATGAAATTCTATCATACGAGAGAACAGTCCCATCCTCTATCTCTAATAAATAATTATATTCAGGGTTTTTCTTCATATACCCCTTTACAACCTTCCATCCTGGAAACTTTACCAATTCACTTGTACGCCCATATTTTCTCTCGTCCGCCGCTGTAATTTTAGCGCGCAGAGAGAAATATACTGCCGGCTCCATGCAGCTTTCCATTGTATTCTCCCAAATCAACCTGTATAATTGCCGCCCCCCGGCTACAGTGGATGAAGGCAATGTTTTGCGCGTTACCACTGTAGGACGGATAGCTTCGTGGGCTTCCTGTGCATTATCTTTGCCTTTGCGGAGAGAAAGCGAATGTATATTCTTCGAGACATATTCTTTGCCATAATTTTTATTAATATACCCAATTGTCTTTTTAATAAAATCCGCACTATATGTTCTACTATCTGTTCGCATATATGTAATATGTCCGGCTTCATATAATTTTTGTGCAACAGACATAGTTCTTTTTGGAGAGAAATGAAGCTCATTGCTGGCTTTCTGTTGAAGCCCGCTTGTAGTAAAAGGGCGCGGTGAGGGTTTCACTACTGTTTTAGGAATAGGAGAAATATATATATGATTAAATCCAACACTATCCTCTAAAAATCCCTCCATCTTCTCTCGATCATCATAATAATGATTCAGTTGAAATTCCAATTTTTTATCTGTGAACACGCCGATAGTGTTATATTTCTTCGTCCCCGGAGATTCGTTGATATCTCTCTGATTATCATAAATCAAGCGGAGAGCTGGGGTCTGACATCGCCCTGCCGAGAGAGAGGATTTGGCTGTATGACTCACATGCTTCCACAGCAGTGGCGATAATCTAAACCCTACAATCAAATCCAAAATTTGTCTTGCTTGCTGTGCATTAACCTTATCCATGTCCAAGGTTGTGGGATTAGTAATGGCGCGCGTAATACCTGATTGGGTTATTTCATGAAAAATAATACGCCTCGTTGTGGAGATAGGTAAATTAAACACTTGACAAATATGCCAAGCAATCGCCTCTCCCTCGCGATCATCATCTGTTGCAAGAATTACCTCTTCGGCTTTTTGTATCTCTCGGCGTAACTTGTTCACATATTTCATTTTACCCGGGAGTAATCTGAATGTTGGAGAGAAATTATTGTCCATGTTAATACCCTTTAAGCCATTAGCTATCTCTCGAATGTGTCCAAAACTTGCACAACATTTATAGCCTGCCCCTAAGAATTTCTCTATCTTTCCACATTTGGCGGGAGACTCGACAATAACAAGTTTGACCATCTTTGAAATTAATATACAAAATATGTTTATTTCAATTTTTTATATTCTTCCCACGTTATTTTTATCGCTCGCTTTTTGGATTTCTTCTTTTTTTTCTTATCTCTCTTTGTTTCACGCCGCAGAACACTATCCACATATAATTCTTTTAAAATTTTACCAACTTCGAAAGATCCCTGGTGTTGATCAATATCTCCATCTTCAATCCTACCTAAAATAGTCAAGAAAGTCGCCAATATCGATAAATCCAATTCATCTACTAATAATTTATTAAATAGATTAAGATAATGTTGAAAAATAAAGGCACATTTTTTCCGCGCCATTTCTTTGAATTGGGCGCGATTCGTTTTTAGAAGTCGCGAATATCTTCTTTTTAATTGCAAATATTGTTCAACGTCGGTTTTTATTTGTTGGCTATGTTTTAATCGTCGTATTTTATCGGTTGTTTCTTCAACATCATTCGCCTTGATCATTCTTTGTAATTGCAAACGTTCATTATCATTCATTATAATATAATTTTTTCTTTCCTTTTAACTTTTTATTTTCTATTTATATATTAAGATGTCTCAACCATTCTCAAACAGTAATCCACCCCCTGTGGATCTTAACCCGCCACCCATACGAACATATGCGTCACAATTCCCAGGTTCTCCCGAGGAACAGGCATATCAGAGACAACAATACAATGCTAAACAGCAATCTATTTTGAATAATAAACACTCAGGTGGGCGGCGTAATCGCCGCCGCAAATCTCACGGCGGAGCCACCGCGACAGGCGATGATGCCCCAGGATGGATTGACCCAGATAACCCTGCTTGGCATGACCCAGATGATCCCCCACCAAGTTGGATCCCTATCCCACAGTCAGATACTGGCATCCATCAAGCTGGACCAGATACAGCCAATACGGCTTCATTAAAGGCAAACACGTCACTTATTGGCGGAAGAGCAGCATCTCAATATGATAGTTTAGTTCAGTTTACACCATCTATGGGACAACCATTGCCGGGCGGCTCGGGTACAGGATCGGCGTCCTCGTCTCCGTCACCATCCATTGGGGGAAGACGGCGCAGAAGAACGCGTAGAAAAAAGCGAAGACCGACAAGACGGCGCCGCCACAAAGCGAGGAGAAAAAAAAGAAGAACGCGTCGGCAGCGTAAAAAGAGCCGCCGTCGCCGCCGGCGCGGCGGTGTTGGTCCATCTGGGCTGCCGAGGAAGGTAGGCGACCCGAGACATAACCAGTGGGCTGCTACATCTCAAAACCCGTCGCGACTCGGACCGTTCCAAGAGTATCATCTGGATGAGCGAGGAAACCCGGTGGCTGGTCCAGCAGCGCGTAAAAAGCGACCCAAGAGCGCCACCAAGCTGGGCAAAACAAAAGGGGGACGCCGGCGCCGAAGAACGCGCAAAAAAAGGAAGGGGCGAAGACAGACAAGACGCCGCCGCCGCCGCAAAGTGAGGAGAACGCGGCGACGACGTAAAAAAAGGAACCGGCGTAGGCGCGCCCGGGGCGGATGTGGTGCATGTTTATTAGGTTAATTGATCAAATTTATCTATGACATCCTTTAATATCTCCTGCATTTTTCCATCGGGGGTCCAATTAGACCACCGACCATAAATATTATTAATACACTTACAGAGCGCACACTTACATTCACTCTCTTTAAATTCCTCATCTTGTTCTGTCTCTTCCTCAGTGTCAGAATCAGAATCTTCTATCGTATCAAATAATTCCCTCTTTATATCCTCCGCCTTTTTCAAAATATCGGGGCGCTTGGTGAAAAAGAAACACTCCATCATTACACATCGTTTCAAATCTTCAGTGGTAACTCCTTTACGTTTAGAATGCTTTACATAGGTAAAAGATGTTTTGATTGCATTCTCGGCAAATAAGGTGACAAGGGCAACTATGTTTTTCTTTAGCTCATATTCATTATTTCCTACCAAATCAAATCCTGTTTTCATGAAGGAATAATCAGACATTTTACTATTTATTTAAAGGATATTTTTTTAATTCAATTTTAATGCGTTATAATTTATTTAACAAATTCATCTATTATTTTATATGAGTTGGTTGAACAAATTAACATCAGGTATTTTTACAAACTCACAAGAACAGGTCTTGCCTCATCCTCCTTCTGTTATAGCCGCAGGCGCACCTTGGTATGAAGAAATTGCTCCCCCAAAAGAAGAAATTATAAATAGGATTCACAAAGATATACTAAAACAACATCAAGAACTAAAATCATTAAATTTACATAAGATTATTGAAGAAACCATGAAGGGTGTATCTATCGGCAGTTATCGTGATTATTATGCGAATCGTCATCGTATTCTTGTGAATGAAGTATGTGAAGATGCTCTTAAAATTCATAAAAACAGAACCAAGAAAAATATGCAATGGTTTTATTTTACATCTATAACAAAAGTTCGCGTGCATTCTATGATAAAAAGATTTCGCAAACGGCGCCGCCTACGCCTTTGGGAAGAAGACAATAATTAATCTTGGATTAAATTATTATCAATGATAATATTATAATGGTCCTTTCCAGAAATGTACCGAGGTCAATAATGAGTCATTGCGAACAAAACGAAGTTTGCTGTGCAGACGGTACTACAGGAGCGAATGGTGCAGACGGCGTCGACGGACAAGACGGCGTCGACGGACAAGACGGCGTCGACGGACAAGACGGCAAAGACGGCAAAGACTGCAAAGACTGCAAAGACTGCAAAGACTGCAAAGACTGCAAAGACTGCAAAGACGGCGAAGACGGTAAAGACGGCGAAGACGGTAAAGACGGCAAAGACGGCGAAGCTGGACCAGACGGCAAGGACGGCACAAACGGTACCAACGGCAATGACGGAACACCTGGTACAGACGGCGAAGACGGCACAAACGGCACCAACGGTACCAACGGTACCAACGGCACAGACGGTGTGGATGGCACAGACGGCAATGACGGGGCACCTGGAGAAAACGGCAAGGACGGCACCAACGGTACCAACGGCACAGACGGTGTGGATGGCACAGACGGCAATGACGGGGCACCTGGAGAAAACGGCAAGGACGGCACAAACGGTACCAACGGTACCAACGGCAATGACGGTGTGGATGGCACAGACGGCGAAGACGGCGCAAACGGCAAGGACGGCACAAACGGCAATGACGGAGCACCTGGCACAGACGGCGAAGACGGCACCAACGGCACCAACGGCACCAACGGCACCAACGGTACCAACGGCACAGACGGTGTGGATGGCACAGACGGCAATGACGGGGCAGTAGGAGAGAGGGGTCCCGTGGGGGTACAAGGTGAATTGGGAGATATGGTAGGCTTGCATCATACATATAAAACATCTGCGAGTCCGGCTAATGCTATCGCCGCGGGATTTTTTATTTTTGATAATACTAATTTAGCACAAACACAGATTATCTATTTGCATGGTACGACACGTTCTCCGTGGTCAACTAATTTGGGTGGATTTATTAATTCTTGGAATAATCATGGTAATAGTTCAATAAAAGGCATCCTTTATATTAATGCAGATGATGGTGCGATTGGTGGTGGAACATCGAGATACGCAATATTTAATGTTACAGGTGTGACAGCTAAGGGAACATCAACACCCCACTATGAAATCGATGTCAAAGATGGATATGGAAGTGGCGCGTGGGGCGGCGGCGCGGGTGATCATCATACATTAATGTTTGTTCCGGCTGGTCCTGTAGGACCTACAGGTAGTAGTATTAATAGCGGTGGCGGTAGCAGCAAAAATGTTATCCCATACGAACCGTATAATCCGCATATAATGCTATCACAATGGCCATTAAGTGATAATCATATATGGTATGTGCAATTTTTCGCTCCTGCGACTGGCGAGTATACAGATATGACATTCTTTGCCACCAATTCGTCCAGCAACTCATATATGGGCGCAATAGGCGTGGCTATATATGCTGATATCCCGGGAAAGCCCGGCAAGCCAGGTCTTCTTAAGGCGTCAGGTGTATCTAAATATGATAATGAAACAAATATAGATCAGCAGTATATAACTATTCAGTTTAGTGCGGCAGCAAATTTAAAGGCGAATACGCGCTATTGGGCTGCAATCGCGGCAGCTAATACAACGGGGTTAGTTTTTTCAGGTTTTCATAATGATTATCACGGTATTTATGATATTGTGAAATATCAGAGAAGTGGATTTTCGGCTGATGGTGGTTTTGCACCATCAGCCGCGACTGACAACGATTTAATTGATGGCGAATATGCATACTGGTTCCGTATTCATAATGCCGACGCAACCTTTGGCGGCGGCGCCGATGGTGCTCAGGGAACAAAAGGGGATCAAGGAATTCAGGGAATTCAAGGCGAAGCGGGCGCAGCTGGAACTGATGGCTCCGCTGGAACAGATGGAGCGGCAGGTGCAAAAGGAGATACTGGCGCACAAGGAATTCAAGGTTTACAAGGTGATACAGGAGTTACTGGGGCAGCTGGTACGAATGGAACAGATGGAGCAGCAGGTGCAAAAGGAGATACTGGCGCACAGGGCATTCAAGGTGTGCAAGGCGATACAGGAGCCACTGGGGCAGCTGGTACGAATGGGGCAGATGGAGCAGTAGGCGCTACTGGTGCGGAGGGCATTCAAGGTTTGCAAGGAGATACTGGGGCACAGGGCATTCAAGGTTTGCAAGGCGATACTGGC